CTCACACGACGCTGAACGGGTAGCGATATGGAAGCGGCGATTTCAAGCGGTAACCCATTCAGCAGCAACGCTTTTCGGAGTTATTGCTATCCCCTATTGGGCAGAGGTAGCCGATAAATTCTGTATATTATGTTCAATAGACGACTTTCATAACCAGAGGGCAAAATGGAGCTTTTAGGCTTACTGTGATGGACGAATGCTCTTCAAAGATGTTGCTTTTGGCCTCTCTGTTCACGAACTCTCACAGATAACCTACCGACACCCCTCGACGATCCGTCGATACCTCAGATCCAACAAAGCCCCGCCCCACGTTTTGCAACTCGTCAGCCTTTACCGGGCTGGCCGTCTTCCTTCAATGCATAAGAGCTGGCGCGGCTGGCGAGTAGATGGTGCCTGGCTGATCGACCCGGACGGGAACCGTTACCGAGCGGAAGACGTGCAGAGCCTATGGGCCGTGAAGCAGTTGCGCCGGGAGCTGGAAAAACTACAGGGGCAGCCGGTGCAATTCCTGCTTAATCTATAGGCATGGGCTATCCGACAGACGGTATTGCAAAAATAAAAGCCGTTTAAATTCATTAACTTAGACGGCTTTTATTGATTGTCAATAGTTTTTTTGCGATAGGTTTTGTTTATTAAGGCGGGGCGTCAGCGCGCAAGGGCAGTTAAACGAGTTTCACGGGTGATTTCAATAGCGCGCTGTAGCCGGTCTATGGATGTATCAGGTTCATCATCGGACGAGCGCGGGGCGGGCTCGCGCGCGCGCGATCCCCCTCCCCGCTCTCGATTTTCTTCATGCATATGGTCAAAGGTTCCCTGCTTTACATGCTGCCGGCAGACCTGATCACGAACACCATGAATAACGGTAGCCTGCTGGGTGAAACACTGGCAGCGAACTTTAGAAGCAATGCAAGCAGCTACACGAGGAACTGATTTAACCTTTGTAGCGGCATCATTGTAGAGAGGTGCAGTGTATGGAATGCCATCTATTTCAGGAATTAAAGCGGTAGACCAATCAACATCACGACGGGAAGAAACAGGACTGATAGCACTTGTATTTAAGGATAAAGAGGACTGAGGAGCCGATGAAGACAAAGAGTCTGGACGATGGGTAAGACCTTCTTTATCACCTGATATCACTGAAATTAGCCAGTAGACACAAAAACCTACGAGACCCAAAACAAGAGCAATAAGCACCCACATTTTAATGACACCAAAGGGAACTCTTGACTTATGAGTGTGGATTTCAGCCGATTTATAAAGCGGATAAGTACTAGTGTCCAGGGGGATTCTTTTTTGGGTGCAACTGAACTTTAACTCTTTAGTATCACTGGGGTTTACAAAGCCAGAACCGGAGTGATAACGAATGGGGCGTTTAGTGCCAAATGGGCGTGAATAGTGGTGATGTTCATTGCAGATCTTCCTAGCATGAGTATGAAGAAGCATTGGATGCTGAGTCATAAAAATAACGTCATAACCTTTATGGCGATGCTTTTCCAATGCAGTTAAGCCAGAAGGAACAGGAGAGCCAGCAGGCCTTACAGGCCAGATTTCTTGAGCTTCATCAATAATGACAATTGCACCTGATGGGCAATGATCAGGCCAATCTCTAGCCTCATCATCTGAAAGCTGTATCCATCCAAGCTTAGATTTACCCTCGTCAGTGAGGGTAATTCCACGGTAGTAGATTGGACGATCAGTAACAGACTTGAACTGACTGATGACATTAAGCGTTTTGGATGATCCGGGAGCCCCAGTGACGATAAGGAACATTATTTAAACCTCATTCTCTTGATAGTCCCACCTACCCCCTTTAGGAATATAGAAGCTGCATAGGAAGACAAAACTAACGACGCGAATACATCAAAACCAGAGAGCCCTATAAGCCCAGCAAAGTCAGAAGGCAAGCCGGTAAAGTGATCCGCAATGAGATCGATAAGACCCTGGAAACCAATCTGAACACCCTGCATAACTACAAAGCCAACACCCAAGGCAAAGAGAACACGACCAACAACAGAGATAAGAGTGCGGCCTATTACACCAGCGCCTAGAACTGCGAGTAGCGGTAATGCCATGTTATGAACCTCCGATAAGTGATCGACCGATGATAAGGGCAGCAGCGAACCAACCGAGTGCGACAATGACAGGGTTGACCATGGATAGGACTTGGCAAATTGGCTGGTAGGTGAATTGGAATGTTTCGCCGAATACGGAATAGCTGATATCCGAGGGGCAAGAGCCAGAAACAAAGCCGGAATCATCCAGCATGTCGACGGCGTCACTGAAAGCTATGTTGGTATCATTTGGACCACCGGCACCACCGGAGCCAGAGCCGGGAAGCTGGTTTGCTGGATCATTGGGGTCTAGGAAACTTTCCCCTTCATTGGTTATAGGGGCGCGGTCAGAGTCAGAGCCGTAGAGCTGATCAAATTGCTGCTTTTCCTCGCAACGGTGATGCCAGTTGTTGAGATAGATGGCGCACTGAACCGCATCTAGCTCAGAGCTGCATTCCGGTTCCTGAATCTGTGAACCGGGATTGCATGCACCCTGGGTGAATTCGGAGACAGGGCCCTCCCCTTCTTCCTCGTCTGGAATGCCGTTGCCATCACGGTCAGGATCTTCACCATCAGGAGTACCGTCACCGTCGGTGTCCGGGTTTGTAGGGTTGGGGTCTGACCCATCAGGTACGCCGTCACCATCGGTATCAGGGTTTGATGGGTCAGGGTCTTCACCGTCTGGTGAACCATCACCGTCAGAATCTGGCGGGTCTTCACCTTCATCAGGGGTCTGGCAGTACTTCTTTCCGTCGATAACGGTGTAATTTGGGCAAGGGCTATCATTGGGGGATTCACAGTATTTCTTACCGTTTGCCGTTGCCCTGTAGCAACCATCCTCGTCGGTGAAATCGTCAAAAGGCCGGGATGATGTGCCGTTTTCATCATCACAGTATTCACCGGTGCTGGTGTAGACCGCGTAGCAGGAGGAAGTCCCATCGTTTAGGAAAGCGCATATCTGCTTTTTCGGGTTCGAGAATTCGCAGTTTGAGTAGCAGGTCTGGCCCATCAGGTAAGAGACAGAGAGGCCCATTTCTGAACCCGCAGGAATGGTGCACTCAGCTGGCGGGAGTGAACCAACGCAGACCAGTGAGCCGTCTTTATAAGCCAAGTATAGCCAAGGACTCTGAAAACAGTAGTAGGTCTTCGGATAGGCAAGCTCACCCGGGTTGACTGTGTAGACACACATATATTCTTTAGTGCCAGCGACGGTTGCACACCAAGTCTCAGCCTCTTCGGCAGTTCCTACGCTGAACCCTCCACCACCAGCCACACCGTACTGATAACTTGATGTATCAGAAGGTACGGTAGGAGGGTTAGTGACCTGAGCGGCCGATGAATCGGTAATTGATGAGAGGAATGCTAAAGCTGTTGCCACAATGAAAAAAGCAACCCTTCTGAATATCTGTGATTCTATTGCGCGGGCTAGACGAGAGAGGATGTAGTGCATTTGTTGGCCGCCATAAGAAAGGGGCCCGGAGGCCCCAGTTTTTTACTTGATGAAGCCGCGAACTGCGTTCCAGGCGGAGCGAAGCGCAGCAGGTGCGAGCAGAGCCGCGCCGACGGTGCCAATCGCTGCCAGAGACAGTGCGAGCTGGGTGGTTACTTCAGTCATGTCCATGGGATATCTCCTCAGTCAGGACGTTGGTCAGTCAGGAAACGGGCAATCATTGCGTAACAGAAGACTGTTGCGAAAATCAGCCCAACGTAAATGAGCAACTCATTAGACTGCTCGTATGTCAGAGGGGGCACCCACGAAAAGTAACCCTCCTCTACCTGCAAGAGAGTCCCGTTACAAGTAACAGCACCCCCTGTGCCCTCTTCCCAAGCCCCGTCACACATCACCACCTGATTCATTGGATGGACCTCGTAAATAGCGCTATGAGTGCCAAAGCGGTAATGATGAAATGAATCCAAGGGCCCGGGTCATTCATGAGTTAATGCTCTACTTAAGCCGCTGCGATTTTCTGTGTGGTCGGGGTGGCTGATTCGATGATCGCTTTATTATCGCGGTCAAGACGAAGCTCAGCGTCTACAGCGACCGGGAATTTGCAGTCACGGACTGACATGGCGACAGCTGGGTCACAGGACATTTCGGAAGCTTCATAACCATGGGAGGCAGCAGTGACACCGCCGACATAGGTTTTATTAAGGACGGTGGCTGTCCAGAAGTCATACTGGTTGCCGGTTTTCTTGGAAGTACCAGAGCGACGGATCAGACCCGCGATAATCATTTGGCTTTTCATAAATTCACCTTTAAGCAGTGCGGACCAGTTCGGCCCAATGGGTTACCGCTTGGCATTCGAGTACCTTGCGGCGGAGTGGGACGACCTGCCCGGTAGACAGGTCGGCATCACCTAGGCCAGCGGCCCGGAGAATCTTTAAATTGCG